AAGCAGGAAGTTGAAAGACTGAAAGCAAAACTTGAAATAGTTAGAGAACTATTAACTGAATCACTTGGAAAGGATTAATGAAATTTCATGAAGAGTTAGCATTGCAATGTCCTTCTAGGCAATCTTTTGAAGATCACTTAGATATATGGGATAAGATTCAAGAGATTGCCCAAGGTCAAAATTGCACTTTTATATGGAAGGTTTTGAATGAAGAAGACAAGACCTTTTTGTTAGAAGTTAAAGGTCCATCAAAAAAAGATCACATGAATGGTTTGATTGCAGTTATGCAATATCTCCATGAGCAGGATATAGAACCTGCTCTAGTGATTAATGAAAAGGATCTACTAAAGACCAGAAAAAAGATTAAAGAAGCAATCAATGTTATTGATGCTTAGTCCCTAAACTGGTCACAATGAAGAATAACTTTTATGATAAGTGTGTAATATCAGACACATGGAAGTGTCGCACACTCCCTCCTAAATCTTGCGTGTCTACCAATTCCACCACTCTCGCATTTGTAAAAATGTTAGGGATTTCAATGGGTTGTGTAGTCTGAGGGGTCATAAAATAAACTGGTCCCAAACTGGTCCCAAACCCCAAAGTGACCAGTTTTGGGACTATCACAGTCCCAGATTCAGTCTCAAGATTAACTCAGATCCCAAGGTTCGTAAACTATCTTTTTCCCCTTGCGGAATGCTCTGAGGATCTGTTTACGATTCTCACCCATCCGATTGTAGGAAAGGTGTATCCATCCTGTCTCCATACGGATCTCAGGATTTTTCTCAGATTCGTCATACATCTCTAGGATCATCTGATCCCACTCCCCCAGAATCTTTGGGACTTGTTGTGCCAACTCTTTATTGTCGATACCAACAATTTCCCAATCCATAGCTTCACCTCTGCAATGTTGTGACCGGGATGAGCTACCTACCGCTTCCGAAACGTGGGGGGATCTCCACGCAGAATTGCAACGGATGGACCTCTTAAAGTGTTCTCTGAGAGGTTGCATACACTGAGTCACCAATGCGGTCAGAGCAACAAGACCTTCCTGTGTGATCTCATTCTTCAGACCTAACCTCTGAGCAGTGTCAGACTTCAGACACTCACCCAGAGAAAAGTTTCTACTGATCTTCACTTAATCCAATCTAAAATACTTTTATGGTCATGATCTTTATCATCTTCCACACCTTTATCAAACGCATCAACCAATTCTTTAGGTGCTTTATCCAGATGTTTTTTTAAATTTTCTTTTGCGAAATTTTGGACTGGATCTTCAATTATGTCCCATAGAAATTTTGCTGCATATGTCATTACATGAGGTGGTATCATAGCCTGTTCCTTTCCGAATTTAAGATTTACCCAAGTGACAATTGATTCAAACAGTTTATTCATTTCCTTCCTTTTCTGGATGTGGTGCGATAGGGTTCTTTTCTTCCTCTTGATGGAGGTCTCCACCACTCTCAAAATGATACTTAGCAATTCCACTTATGATTGGGATGAAGGCTCCTATAAGTATGTTCAAGAGGTCTTTTGAGGAGGTTGGTAGCTCATCTGAACTTCCTAACATCACATGAACGATGTAAGCGAAAATAGCGAGAGCAGCCAACGCAACTGCAAATCTTGCAATGAATCTTGAAACCTGAATTCTCTCATTTACAGACATTGAAACTTTGATCGGTTTAGGAGGATCAGGTTTAGTTACTGTGGTTACTGTAGTTTCTTTCGCCATTATCTTCTCCTTGCCATAAGTGCTTCTGCCATTCCCTTAATCTCTGAAGCAAGTCTTTCGTTGCTCTTAGTCACATCCTTATTACTAATATTAAGATCATTGAGTGCCTGTGCAGTAGTGGCATTCTGTTTGTTCTGCTCCTTAATCACATCGATTAGTCTGGAGTCTCCCAGAGTGTCCTTTTCTTCCCACCTAATAATCTCTTCTCTGTGGGCTTGTTGTGTTTTCATAATATACCAACACATAATTCCCAATAGGACTCCAGGTAGACCAATTCTTTCTACTAATACAAATATTTGTTCTAGCTCCATAAAAGCCTCTGGTGCAGGAGGATGATGATCTCTCATCGATAGAAAATGTGTGTGTCGATGGTCATGGTCTTCTTCTTAACTCTGCTCCACTTAGGAAGTA